ATTTTCCTTTTTCTTAGTATCTCCATCTAAATATGCTAAGATTGTAGTGGAAAGTTCCATTAAAATAATTTTATTCTTTTGAAGTTTTTCCAGATGTTGTTCTATATTATCCTTTTCCGTAGTATCTCCATCTAAATATGCTAAGATTGCAGTGGAAAGTTTCATTGAAATAGTTCCATTAATTTTATGTTGTTCTAGGCCTCGTTCTATATTATTCTTAACCCTTTCCTTAGTTTTTCCATGTAAATATGATTCTATATCATCCAAAAGTTCTTTTGGATTTTTATTTATATATTGTTTCAGGCGTTTTATTATATTATTGGTTTCCTTAGTATTTCCATTAAAATTTGCAAAGATTTCATCTGAAAGTTCCTTTGAAATAATTTGATTACTTATATATGGTTCTAGCCCTCGTTTTATATTATCCTTAATCTTTTCATCAGTTGTTTCATTTAAATATGCTACAATTTCACTTGAAAGTTCCATTGAAATAGATTCATTAATTGTATCTCTCTTAGCATCATCCTTGCACCAAGTATTTACCCATTCTATGGCTTTTGTCCAGAAGGTGAATGCCTTTTGCATATCTTGGGACCCTTGAGGCCCTGGAGCCTCTGGAGGCACTTGAAGCCCTTGGGACCCTTGGGGCACTTGAGCCCCTTGAGCCCCTTGGGGCCCTTGAGCCCCTTGAGCCTCTGAAGGTGCAATAACTACAGGGGCTGCTGTAGCTAATAAAGGCTTCTTAACTGCAATTTTTTGGGCTTTAGTAACCATCTCAGGCTCATAGTAATCACGACGCACTGGATACACCCCATGACGAAATGAAATTGGAATTGCCCCATCCTGAATCTTATTTGGCTGAAAGAGAAACAAATTATTACGGAAAATAATATGTCCCTGAAGATTTCCATTCTCAAAAACGAGCGACTGATTATTTATAATTTTAAGAAGTAAACTCGTCAAAGTAGCCTGTGGAACATCCTTAAAAATAGCAGCCAACTTATCCCAGTGATACCATGGCTGTCTCTTAAATGCAGTTTTCAGAGTTTGGATTAACATCTGTTCTGCAAATCGCGCAGCGAACATGTCATATGTCCCATTGTCATCGGGCATTTCCCGCTTATCAGAAAGGTCGAGTGATGGCTCGCAGACATAATTACATGCAATCCAATCACACGTTGGCGTGAAATCTCTATCATTCAAGTCTACTGGTCGTGCATTACCCTGGCTATCCAGCATATTTGGGTTGCCATCTTCATCAAGAGCCGGTTTCTTAGAAAGACCTGTCACTAAGATTGCATCGCGATTCAGATTACAATCTGCGGCACCTCTCTTCAAGGCACGACTCACATTACCCACACGAACTGCCTTATTCATGGCGGTTCTATAAGAATATAGGTCAATAGTCTCCTTATTGAGCTCAGCTGGAAAGGTGTTTACATATAAATTAATAGTGCAATTACGCTTCGCCCTAGGTAAGGCATTATGAGAGCAATAACGAATTCCACGGCCCACAATCTGCTCCTCCTTTGATAAGTGAAACCAGCCTTCCAAGATATGGACCTCACGGATATACCGTAAATCCAGACCTTCGCCTGCAACCTGAGAACCAACTACCACCTTTATCTTATGGCCATCCTTGTTTTCTTCACTACGTGCAGCTGCGATTACAGCCATATTATTTGGAGATAAAGGTAGGGACTGCTTTTCAACAGTATCAACATTACTAGCCGTTAGCAATGCATAGAATGCCTGGCTGAATTTGTGGTTTTCACGTGTCTCAGTTTGCCCTGGTTGCCCAGGTACAAATGCAGGATGCGCTCCCTGCTTTCTATCACACTTGCAACACTGTTTTCCTGCGGGACCTTCAATTGGGCCCTTCGAGAATAGAGGTGCAGAACGACCCCAGGGGAGATAGCCATTTGCCTCCAGAAGAAGACAGAAAATCACGGCACCATTTTCCACAAAGCGACTATAGACGAAGGAAATTCCAGAAGCTGTGCGAATAGTATTAATGACGCGATTGAACTTAGGAGATGCTTTGGCCAGGCCATCATCAGATGCAACCATCCATGCATAAGATTCATCTGTATCTGCTGGCACATACTGGGGTAAGACGGATAGACGTGTTCCTTCAAAGGTCCCTCCTACCGCCTTGGTAGCAAACCATGTCTGGAATCCTTCAGAGCCTACACGCCCTTCGAGACTTATAGTTCCATTTTCGCTTGTAGCTCCGCTTATAGCTCCGCTTGTAGCTCCGCTTGTAGGAAAAATACAATTTCCCGCCTGAAGCAAGGTATCTATTGTGCGAATTCCCACCCCCTTTGCGGCAATTAGTGATTCTGTCATAGCCTTAATGACTTCCAGGGGCTCACCGGTCAGCTCACAATTCACAAGAGGTAGTTGAAGAACATTGGATTTTTCATCCGGCTTCAGCTCAGAACCATTTGGACTGAAGGCCGGCCAGGCCTTTACGCGAATCTCATCTGCAGGGTCAAGTCTCGCAGGAAATGCCTTAGGATTCTCACCACGCATAAAACTCACATGGGAATTTGCAATTGCAATAAGCTTCTTTTCTGAGGAAGGAGAAAGAACATCTATTTCCTTGCCACCAACTGTCTTCTTTATAAATACAATATCAGAATCACTCAAGAGACGAATATCATGGTCGCTATCGCCTGCCTCACGTCTAGGAATCTTATCCACATAAAGTAAAAGATTTAGCAATGAAATAATTTCCTTGTAACTATTATACATTGGTGTTGCCGTCATTAACATTAGCTTGTTGCCCTCGCATTTCTGTAGAACATCACGTAACATTGGAGTAAGTTTCTTGCCGGCAGATGCATCACTGCGGTCACCGAGGTCGTCAGCCTCATCGTCATCATCTCCTTCCGTGGCATCTCTCAGATTATGTGCTTCGTCAACAATGAAAAAACATCCACTAAGTGCACGTTGTAGAAGCACCGTATTCTGTTCTTCCTTTCTTTTAGGAGGCAATGTGGAAGAAATCTGTGCCTTTATATCACGAACCATATTACGAAATGCAACATAGCCCATGATAGCATATCGCTTATTAATGAGTCTTCCTACACGTAATTCAATATCCTTCTTATTACGCTCGTGGAGTGTCTGAGTAAGCTCTAAATAACGATTGCCAGTGCAACCCTCATGGCGATTTTGCTGGTCGCCATTACCGAAGATAATGCGGGAGCTATCAAAAATAGTTCTGTAGAATCCACCCTGGATTGCTGGAGGTGCGAGAATATAGACCTTATTTTTAGGACTCAGTTGCAAGAAAGCTTCGGCGGCAAGAATTGCAGAGCAGGTCTTTCCCACACCCACGCCATGATATAGAAGAATGCCATTATAAGGAGTATTTGGAGAAATAAATTGTGAGACGAATTTCTGAGAAGAAGTATATTCGAACTCATCAACATCACAGACATTTTGTTCGAGAGTCTTGTCAGTAATCTTTGGTTGCCTGGTTTCTCGGAACTCACGTTTACCGAGAAGTTTCTTTAAAAATGCCTCATCATTGATATCTGGATATAATACTCCCTCCTGTTCGCGCTGAGCTGGATAAAGACCCCTGGTCGCTGCTGCTCGTATTGGAGCGGTATATTTCTGAAATTCTGCGAACAGTTTGTCTCGCTCCGAAGAGTCTTCTTGGGTGGTCCATTCTTTCTGGAACTGGTCCGTTTGGACCTGGTCCACTTGACTGGTTTGTAAAGACATATTCCTGCTGTTCTTCATTGGCATTTTCATTTTCTTGGCTTTGCCTTGGCCCTAGTGCTAAACCGAATAAATTATTACGTAGCACTGGTGAATTATTACGTAATAAGTTAGCAAATTGCAATAAGATACCACGTTTTTCTAAATTTTCAGGTCTAATAAGAAGAACTGCTTCATCCAGATTTTTCCAAGCTAGATTACCAATCTCGCGTATCATTTCTGAATTTAATGCATCAAATGAAATATTTCTATTACCAACATACTGTGCAATATAATAGGTATGTCTATAGTGAATATTATTTGACCCATAGAATTGTTCAATAAATGGAGAAATATTAGTCACCTTTAATAATTCATACTCAGTTATACTTGTTTCTTCTTCTAATTCGCGAAAAGCACATTTTATATCTGATTCATAAGGATCACGTCGACCCTTTGGAAATCCCCACTCTGGTGTATCATATAATGAAGGTTCTTGCCGGAGAAGATCTGATAGACAATATTTTTCACCTGTTGCTAATTGGACTCCGGACCTAAGTTCTGCCAACTTTTGTTTAGATATAACATGGTCATGAGCATACCTGTTTGTCAATTCTATATCTGAGCCCCATAACTCATTCCAGATTTCCTCGAAATCCATGGTTTCCAGCTTTCGGCGCTCTTCTTGAGTCATACCTTTCAATTGTTTCTTGATATATTCGGGCTCATTTATCTTATATTTTCCTCTCATAATATCCATGAATCCGAGTGAATCCTTTCTCTGAATCATAAGAACTTGAGGAGTTAGGTTACTTATTCCTGTAGGATTTATTGCATCTTTACAAAATTCAGTTGATTGTGGCCAAAGTTTATTTTGACCTATCCATCTAAATACCAAAACTCCATAACTGGAAACTGGGTCCGTGCATATTCTGAATGTATGCCCGGTTCCTCCACAATTTGAACATATATGATCTTGTTTATTTTGATAAAATGTGGTCATTGTGTGTAATACACCCTGTATGTATTCTCATTAATGCGTCTTAGGTGCCTGCTAGATGCTCTCAATATATACTAGATAGAATGCATGTTCCTCCTGAAGTTTGGGGTCCCTTTTTCTGGCATACAATTCACATAGCGGCGCTAGGGTATCCTCAAGAGCCTACTTATTCTGATAAAAAGGCTATGAAGGAGTTTTTTGAGTCATTGCAGCATATAATTCCTTGTCCAATTTGCCGAACGCATTATACATCTCATATGGCAAAGTTGCCTATTAGTGCATCCATTGATTCCAGAACTGACTTATTTCGTTGGACAGTTGATTTACATAATGAGGTGAATGAAATGTTGGGGAAACGGAAGTTCACGGAGACTGAGGTAATCCAATTCTATACGCGCCTTGGTGCTCGTGGAAAGACACCGGTCATCAAGGCTGATGATTTTATGGAGGCTGATAATCAGGCGATGCTGAAGGGAATTGCAGCGGGGGTAGCTGTTAGTGCAGTGATTGGAGGAGTTGCATGGTTTTGTTGGCCACGTGCAAAGCCATAGGCTATAAGCTACAAGCTTAAGAATACCTAGTATAATTTAGATAAATGGCACAAGTCTTAACTGAAAGGGACCATCAAGTAATTGCATCACATACTAGAGGTGGGCCAGATGAGCGTTATCCTGAGGAACCTGCATATGCTTTCAAGGGACGTCATGCATTTGACCTCCATTCAAAACTTGTTCGCCTTATAGATGAGTGGGATAGCTTATTTACGGAGGCACAGAAGGATAACTGTGCTCTCCTAGTAACAATTCAGAGTATATCAAAGGCGACTAGCGGAGCTACAAGACCAAGAAATCCGGTAAGGTGTATTAAACTTTATTTCTATTCAAAGGAGCAAATGGTTCCATCTGGAACATCATATTCTAGTGCACAAGGTAAAGAATGGCTCGCATTCTTAGATGCAGAGCCTGGAAATTTACTCTAAAATAAGGCTCTTCTTGTGCCATTATTATTGCCCTTATTCTTATTCTTATTCTTCTTCCTAGTATTAGCATTCGCTTTAGCCTTAGCTTCTGCATTAGCACGCTGTTGTAAATATCCTTCCCAGGTATTTTTTAGATTTTTCTTTGCTTTATTGCGGTAGTTAAATGGTTTTGATCCAGGTAGTAATCCAGAATTCCATAAAAGTGCAGATTTATTAATATTTGGCGCATAGTTCTCTGACTTCTTTAAAGGAACTTCAAGGCCATATTCATTTATTTCTCTACGCTCAGCATTAGTTAAACGAGCTACTGCACGCTGTTTCCTTCCAACCTCAGGTGGCTCAGGCATTTCTATTATATAGTATTATTTTAACACTATATAGTAGATGGCCATAACAGATGAAGAATTATTTGATGGCCTCCAGTTGCCCAAGGAACCCGCAAGGGAACCAAAGGCTAAAGTAAAAGAAGTAGTCTTAGAGCCCAAGATGTCAAATGATGAAATCAAGGCGAGAGAGGGCACATACTTCAGTGAAAAAGACGCAGATACAATCTATGATGAGGATATTGACGTATACGCAAAGGACCCGGATGCACCAGAAGGTAAACGACTCTTGTTCAAACTCAGAAAAAATGTGATTCCCCATGATATTGTAAAACTCGGATGGAAGAGTTTCTACAATGCAGCCGGTGCATCAAGAAATCGCGGAGCCGCAGCCGGACCAATTGATACGAAATCCAAATACTGGACTCGGCGCAAGTTAGCCAAGAAATCAATCAAGGGGTGGTCTGCACAATACATGGAAAATGGCAAACTTTCTAAGATGCGCGTAAACAATAATGTCTTTAGCAGCGTTCTCGGATACTTTGAGAAGACACCCTTCATGGGACTCCCTTGTCGTCTAACTTCCTACACCCAGCGATATTTCAATGAATATAAGGCAGGAATACCTTACATTGAAGCTATTGATGACCTCTTTAAGAAACTTGTGCCTGAGCGCTATAAGGTTCAGCATGAGAGGGCTTCTGGAAATCCCGCATTCCAAATCAAGGATACTGCTTTCTCTTCAGTCACCATTAACCGCAATTTCCGCACTGGACTCCATATGGATGCAGGAGATTTGAAGGCCGGTTTTGGCAATTTATCCGTAATTGAGCGAGGAAAGTATGAAGGTGGGTTCACTATTTTTCCACGTTACAAGATTGGTATTAATCTGAGAACAGGCGATTTCGTAGCCATGGATGTGCATGAGTGGCACTGTAATACAGAACTCACGGAGTCTGCTGAAGAAAAAAAATACAATTCGGGCCTGAAAGATGTCTACCGAAACGATAAGGAAACAGGGACTCAGGGAATAGAGAAACTCTTTAGTCGTGTCTCCTTTGTCTGCTATCTGAGAGAGAAGTTGGTGGATTGCAAGGCGAAGGACTCGCTCCCTTATTACAAGCGAATTGGATATAATCCAAGAACGGAGGTCCTAGAAAAGAAAAAACAGAAATCAGTCACCAGGAAAAAGACGGAGTAATTTAGATATGGAACAGAGCCGAGCTAATAAAATCTCAGAAGTTCTAAAAAATGTATCAACCCTAGGAAAAAACTTAAAGATACCAGGCGGTATAGCACAACCAGCTGGTTTAGTAGAGACAAAAAATGCAATAGGTGTTCCTGTTCAAGGCACTGGATTTGTTCGTATATTAATGTATATTTTGGCTGGAATTTTATTAATTGGAATTATTTTACTAGGTGTTGACCAATGGATAACACCTGTTTTCCAACGTAGTCCTGGTGCACCAGGGTATAATCCAATACCCGGCACAGATACATCACAGCTATTTTGGCCAGATTCAACTATGGTAAGAGATATTATAGTTGGCCCAGCACCCACTCCACCCCCAGGACAAACGCCAATGCCTTCAGTTACGGTTATTGAAGGTCAGCAAACATACAGTTTAACTCTCGATATTACTATAAAGGATGAATTTTCTCAGTCAAATATTAGAAATACAGGTCCATCAAGTCCACTTGGCGATGGATTTCGAACATTCTTTGTAATTGGACAGGCCGATATAACGTTGATGCCCATTTTAACGGTAAGTCTTGATAATTTTAAGAATACTTTATATATATCATCTGTAACAAATTCACAGACTCCCAGGGAAAGTATTTTTATCGATAATGTTCCTATTCATAAACCTTTTCGATTAGGTATAACAATGTCTACACATAAAATGGAAGGATATATAAATGGTCTACTTGTGCAAACTAAGACATTACACAATCCACCAACTGCACCAACTGCTGGGAATAAGATATTCGCTCCTTCAAGTATAAAATCAGGATTAGTTAATTTATCAAATGGCATAACTGTATTAAATGTCCGAGCATTTGGATACGTTGTTTCACCGGCAGAAATGAAATCTCGTATGCAATTCGGATTATTATCAACTGGAAATATGCCAGTTATTTCCAGTGCTAAATGCAATTAAGAGTTATACCTTTACCGAATATATTCATATTTTTTGGAATAGAAATATGAGCATACCGGTATAAGACTAGATAAAAGTATAATCTATGGTTAGATGAATATTTTTATAGTAGTTATTGTATTATTAATACTATCATACATAATTTACCTATCAATGGCACAAATTATTCTCGATAAACAACTTACACGTATTGGGCCCGATACAATGCCATTATCTAGTCCAACACAAGTCATTACAAGTGATGAATTAAAGAAAATGTGGACATCTAATGATGGCTCTACACTAGTATTTTTCATAAATCCAATGATAAATGATAGAACAAGCCAAAATGGAAATGAATATGCAAAAGTAGTTCAAATTGGTTCTAAATTAAACTTTAAAATCCTAGTTGCACCTGACGCAGGTCGTGGATTACTCCTAGCACCGGCACAACTAGAAATTTATACTAAGCCAGCAGGAACGTCAACTGGAAGAGCTGAAATAGTAGATATTCCTAATTTTCCCTTACAAAGATGGACTACTGTTGTAATTGTAAAACACGGTCGTAGATTTAATGTGTATTTGAATGGGACGCTATCTGTATCATATACATGTTTAGCAATGCCAGAATTTGATATTACTGCTCCACTTCTTATAGGCGATTCACGCCTAGGAGGAACTATATCATTAATGAGTATTTCTCCTAATGCACTTCATCCAAATGAAATTCGCAATATAGTATCAACTGCAGTTGATACATCCGGTATACCATATTCTCCAATTACAATAAATTCACTATTATCTAATTTTATACCATCTCTGCCATCTCTGCCACAAGGATTCTGGTGTCCGGGCGGAAATTGCAATACACCTTCAATGCCAGGTTCACTGAAACAATGGTCATCCCTTTACGCATAAAGTATTTCTTAAGAATAGAATACTCATGGAACCAATGACAATTGTATGGTATGTGTTGGTTATCGCATTAATCATTGTATGCTTATATTATTTATACAAGTGGCTATATGGTGCCAGTGATGTCCAGGATGTTGTAATTTGGCAAGATCCTAATCAGGGACTTCCTTCTGTAACAAGTGGTACGGGTAATGTATTTAATTCTGCATCAGGTGTATCCGTTCCTCAAATATATTCAGGTGGAGAATATACAGTAAGTGTATGGATTTATGTTACAAAGTGGGATAACACTGGATGCAAGCCCTTCTTACAATTAAGTGGTGGAGGAGGTGCCTATAATACAATTACCATGTTTTTAGGAAAAAGTGTAAATAAGCTAGGTGTAAGAGTAAGCACTGATGATTCTAGTACTCATTTTACAACTGGAAATGGAGCTTCGACTGAATACTCTAAGATGTTAAGTGCAAGTGGTGACTATTTAGACTCTAATATGCCAATGTGCGATATAGAAGAGATTGATTTACAGCGCTGGGTAAACATTACGGCAGTCATGATGGGAAGGACGGTTGATGTATATGTTGATGGAAAACTATCTCGCAGTTCCGTTCTTGGTAGCTTTTTTACAAATGACGGTGATACATTATCAGGTGGACAAAATCCCACAATGATTCTAGGTGATCCAAGTTCATTCAGTGGATATATCGGTATGACCCGTGCCGCAAATGTAGCATATACTCCGGATAGAGTTTATGCAAATTATCAAGCGGGTCCATTTGCAGGCTGGTCCTTAGCTAGTCTAGACCCAAGTCAGTATTCACTTACACTAAAGAGAAATAGCACTACATTATTCTCTACTTCAGGCAGCCTTGTAAGTCAATAAATCTTCATATATCACAAATACTTATTTAATCTATATTAAAAATTGCTATTAGTTTATGGCAATTTTTAATAATAGTCTATCTTTTACATAACATAGATAGATAGCATGGATGCAGTTAGTAATTTTTCAGTAACCGGCGCAAGTGCTTTATCGCAAGTATTATTTGGTATAGTGCTTGTTTCTCTAGTATATTTTACATTAGCAGGAACTGAATTTTTATACAATTCATTTACACGAATGTATAAAGACCGTATTGAGCTATTTCCTGATACCTATGTCTCCGGCCCTAGAATGCTCACAGTTCTTCAAAATCCTCTGACACCAGGTGCAAAGACTATTTTATTTTCAGATAATCAACGTTCCGGCGTGGAATTCACTTATGCAATGTTTATTAATATTTCTAGTCAAACAATTAATGGCAGCAATCATTTATATCATATTTTACATAAGGGATATAGTCAATTATATCCTCTATTTGGCCCTGGCATATTCTGTTGGGGTCACAAAAATATGCTACGTATTTTCATGAATTCCTTCGATACATGGGACAATTCGATTGATATTCCAAATATTCCAATGGATAAATGGTTTCACTTGACAGTATCATGCAAAGGAAATACTATATATGCATATATCAATGGAAATTTGAAGATGAAAATGCCATTAAGTCAGAATAATTCACCTGCTTACCAGAATTATGGAAACGTGTATGCATTTAGCGCTCGCAAGAAGACATTAGAAAGTTCTAAAATTGCTTCTCTAAATAATAATCCATTATTTCAGCGCACTGGGGCGACACCACCATTAACCCAGTATCATTTTGCAGGACCTATTCAAGGTATGATTAGCAGAGTATATTACTTTGCATACGCCTTGACATATACCGAAATCCAGAATTTTGTTAATATGGGGCCTTCTACTGTAATGAATTCTTCTGATATGTCAATGACGCAGTATTTATCTGATACATGGTGGACAAATACTAATGGCCCATAAGCATACAGGCTATTTTACTATAAGTTCACTTGTATTATGGCTTATTTCTAGGAATTTATGGATAGGGCACATGGGGGCGGAGTGACTGGGGTCATGGGGGCAAAGTGACTGGGGTCATGGGGGTAAAGTGACTGGGGGGTCATACTGAACGGGGTCATGGGGGCGGAGCCCCTATAGGCTTAAACTACATCTCTTCTTGTTTCGTAGTAAGAAGAAGAGTTGTCATGGCAGGTGGCGGATTATATATTTTAGTTGCATATGGTTCTCAAAATGTAATCCTTAGTGGAAACCCCGAATTCACTTATTTTTATACCATTCTAAAAAAATACAGTCATTTTGCCTTTGAATCAGCCACCATACCTCTAGAAGGTCCACAAGAATTATTCTTTGATGAGCCAATTCAACTTCGTGCAAAAATCCAGCGCATCGGTGACTTATTATCGGACTTATATTTTACCTTTTCTTTACCAGATATTTACTCTAAATATTTTGATTCTAGTTTACCAGGTCCTACATTTGAAAGAAGACAGTATCAATTCCAATGGGTAAGATATATCGGTGCACAAATTATTCAAAATGCTACCTTCTTAATTGGAGGAACTCAGGTCCAAGAATTTGACAGTGACTATATTATTTCAACTGCATTTACGGATCAAGATGAAACACAGTATAATAAATGGCAGCAACTAGTTGGAGATATTCCAGAAATCTATGACCCAGCAAATGGAAAATACTCCGGCGCTGTTGCTTCTTCTATAACTCGCACAACTGGCTTATATCCAAATGTGTATCGAAACCAGGATCCATTAATTCAAGCACAAGCAAATTTTCCATCAATTCCTGGACGTGATATTACTCTACCACTCTCTTTCTGGTTCTCGCAAAATGCAGGTCTAGCACTTCCTCTTATTTCTCTACAATATCACGAATGTGAAGTTCAACTGACTCTCAGGCCCATAAGAGATCTCTACACAGTCTTAGATCCATCAGGATATAGAGTTAGACCCCAGAATAAGATTAATTCATCTATAAAACAATTACAAACTGGAAATGTATCTTATACAAGTGATAATGACCCCGGTGTCTTTATAAAGGAGTTTCTGACGGATTTCGGTTATGCAGTTCCGACATTAAATACATGGCCTCTAAATCCGAGGCTTCAGGCAACCTATATTTATTTGACCGACGATGAACGTCGCACATTTGCCACTAAACCGTTAACCTATATTGTCAGACAAGTTACGAATTATAGCTTTCAAAATATTACAAGCAGACAATTATTTGATTTATATACTCATAATCCTGTTCCACGTCTTATCATTATACCTAGAAGAACTGATTACTTAAAAAATCTAAATGCCTGGGTAAATTTTACAAATTGGTGGTTATATCCAAATGCTCCATTTATTCCTGCTTATAGTTCTATACCAACTGGAGGATATTCTGGTGTGCTGACCGCCGCAATGCAACAGGATATTGTAAATCATATTAGAATTTTATGTGATGGTAATGAAATTCAGGAAATTAAACCTCTCCAATATTTCAATGAATTAAGCTCTTGGAAATATGCAACTGGAGTATTTCCACCAGGCCTTGCAATTTATAGTTTTGCTCTTGATACATCGAAGTGGATGAAACCTAGTGGGACACTAAATACAAGTAGAGTAAAGAATTTTCAACTTGATATTGACCCATGGCCTCTAGCTGCAAATTCATTATTCGCATATAATATCTCAGTATATGTGGAAAGTATCAACTTTTTGGTGATAGAAGGTGGTATGGGAGGAATGAAGTATGCAACGTAATATTTTAAGTATAAATTTTTATTATAATTAGATGAGTTCAACATCAGGGGGTTTATTTGGAAGCAGTAATTCAGAAAGCACCCCTTCTACAGGAGGTTTATTTGGAAGCAGTAATTCAGAAAGCACCCCTTCTACAGGAGGCGTATTTACAAGACTATATAATAAAGTTCAATATGAAACATCAAAGGCATTATTTGATCCTGAGGCAGATGCATTTGCAAAACAAGAAGCTGAACAGAGGAAACAAGATGAAGAAGCTAATATGCGAGCAGCGGATGAAGCTGCAAAAGCAAAAAAGAAACTAGATGATAAACTTAAATCTGATATCGAGGCAACTAATTTAGAGAATAGAAGAGAATTTAAAACAGATAGGGCAATAGGAAATATTATATCGGGTGTATTAAATGTATTTAAAACTGTTTTAATGATTGCATTAATGTTATATGGTGGGCATTTAGCAGCAAATGAAGCAATTGGATACAATATTCCATTTCGTATTCTAAGTTTTATTTATGGCACATTTCTATTTTGGTGGGTTATTCCACAGTCATTAATAAAGAAATATTACTATAAAATTGATATACCATATTTCAGTTTTTTACCTATTTTAGTATATGATCCATTAACAATGAGTGAAAATATTTTCT